CATAACAGTCTAGCGACTGTTATGACATTTATATTTTTATTAACCAACGTTAACAACTTGGATTTCCCCATTATCATCAGGAGTATGAGTTACTTCAACAGCATTATTTTCATCTACTTCTGGGTTATTATATAAGTAACCTGAAGATGAAGGAGTTGTTTGAGTAGCTGGTTCTTCTGGAACATCAGGAGTATCTGTGTGATAGTTACCACTTACAATATCAGAAATAAGTTGTCTTGCTTGTTCACTCAAAAGATGTTCATAATAAGGAGTGTATTGACCATTTTCTCTTTGTGAGTTGATTTCTGCTTGATCTTGACCATAGCTTTCAAGCCATTCATGGTCATCAGAGTTAAGCATACCATCACCATTAGTATCGATTGCTTTAACCAATGCTTCTTTATCTTCTTTAGAAAGTTTCCAGAAGTTCTTGATAAGAACTTTCAATATTGCCACATCATTTTTATCGATTTGCCCATCAGGGATTAATTCACCATCGGCGTTAGCAAAGTCAGTGAAGAAACGTTTTGTTGTATCACCTTCATCAGATGTTATAATATCCTCATTGAAAATTGGATTTGTAAATGAATTCTTATCTTCTGTAGCATTAAGTTCGAATTCTTCTTCTGGGTAGTTGTCATTGATATATTCAACAATCTTAAGTAATCTCTTAGTGAACTTCTTAAGACGAGCATTAAATTTACCAACAATAGCATTGTCTTTACCACCAGCGAATGAATCAATAATAGTTTGAAGTAATTCAATGTATGCTTCTATCATTGAAATACGTTCATTCAAGATATCAGTAGTAAGTTTAACATCAACACCAAGAACATTAAGTTTTAAGATATATTCCTTATGCTTAGTAACTTTGTTATTGTAACCAGCAACTTCCATTGCTTCAGATAAATTGGCTTGAGCTAATTCAATCAATTCTTGTCTTCTAGCTTTTTGCTCATCTGTCAATCCATCTTCCTTATATAATGACATCATTTCTTCATATAATGATGGTGAATCTAAAGCTTGTGCTAATAACTTCCAAGAAATATGATCCATTACACCATAAACAATTTCAACATTACCAGCTAATTGCCAATACTTACGTAATGTCTTCTTCAATTGTTTTCTAATATATTCTTGCTCAAGTTTTTCTTTTTGATAACCACTAAGAATACCAGCTAAAGTACCAATGATTAAAGTAGTCTTTTCTTTAAGCTTCATATTAAATTTATTATATATTTTTGATTTATTTCAAAGTTTACATATAAAAAGTTATTTTTATATATAATATTTTCTTATTTAATAATAATATATTGGAAGTAACTAAACAAATAAATTTTAAAAATTCATGATATTTGGAAATTTAAATCGAGTTTTGGAAGGTGAACAATCTATCTTTGAGGCTGTTCAAGGAAACTTTCAAAATTCTTATGATGATATAAAAAATGCAAGTTCAGGTATCAAAAAACCAACCAAATGGTCTAAGATTTTAACATCATTAGCTCACTATGGAATGAACTATGATGATAAAGTTTATCAAAACATGGTAGCTGTACCTGCTGATAAAGCTTTACAACCAAAGGATGATGTTCTTCTTCAACAAACTATATATGGTGCTTCAATGAACAATTGGAGACAAAAACAAGAAGAAGAAAAACCATTCTCACAAAAAACATTAGAGCAAAAAAGAGAAGTTCTTCGTAAATTGGCTATGCAACCAGAACTTGAAGATATTCTTGATATTATGTCTAATGAAGCAATTGTTTATGATGATGAAGAATCATATATTTGTAAACCATTCTTAGATACAGGTCTTATTCAAGATTTAAATGAAAAATCAGCTGAAGAAATTCGTGCATCTATTGATACATCATTTTATAAAATGTATATGTTGCTTGAATGGAAGAAAAATGCATGGGATGACTTCAAGAGATTTTTGATTGATGGTGTAATGGCTTATGAAATCATTTATGATGACTTAGTAAATCCTAAATCAATTATTGGTATCGTTGACCTTGACCCAGCTACTTTGACAAAGACTGTTAATGATGGTATTACCTATTGGGTGCAATTTAAAGATGTTATTGGTCGTGAAAGAACACTTCTTGATTCACAAGTTATTTATATAAAATATGAAGATTCTGGTGTATCGACAAGACAATCATATCTTGAACGTTTGATACGTCCTTTCAATTTATATCGTATTGTGGAACAAGCACAAGTTATTTGGACAGTTACTCAATCTTCATTTAAAACATTATTTACTATACCTGTAGGTGGTATGAATAAAGCTAAAGGTATGCAAACTTTAGCACAAGCTATGAATAGATATAAAGAAGATATATCATTCAATACAGAAACTGGTGAATTACAAGTCAATGGCCGTGTAAACTTACCATTCAATAAAGAATATTGGTTGCCAGAAAATGAGCAAGGTAGACCAGAAATTGAGACACTTGTTGATAATGGTCCTCAATTGAATGACTCAGACCAAATTAAGTATTTCGAATCTAAACTTTATAAAATGTCAAAGATTCCACAATCTCGTTTTGATAAAGAAGCACAAGCTACATGGTTTGGCTCTGACCCAACACAAGCATTACGTGACGAAATTGATTTCTCTCGTTTTGTAACTCGTCTTCGTAATGCTTTTGCTGAAATATTACTTAAACCACTTAAGATTCAATTAACTCTTTCAATACCTGATATCAAGAATGATAAACGTATTCTTGATTCAATTTCATTAAGATTTAATTCTTATAATGCTTTTGAAGAGCAAATGAATATTGAAGTCATGACAAGACGTATTGAATTTATTGGAACAATGAAAGATAGTATTGTTGTAACAAATGATGAAGGTGAAGAAGAGCCATATTTCTCTCCTAAATTCTTAGTTGAACGTTATCTTAAGATGTCTGAAGCTGATCTTGAACTTAATGAAAAGTACAAGAGAGAAGAAAAACTTAAGAAGAAACAACAAGGAGGTGGAGAAGATGAAGAAGCCGGTGGAGAAGATGAAATGGGAGCAGATATGGGATCTGAAGGTGGAGAAGAAACTGGAGGAGGAGAAGATGAAGGTGCAGGAGATATAGATGATGAAATGATGGGGGAAGTACAACCAGAATCAACTGAAACTACACAAGCATAATAATATGAAACAAATAACAAAATTTATTAATGAATCAATATCAAATCCCGTAGAAGATTATCCTAAAGTTGAAACTTTGGGTACAGGAGAATTTGAAGGAATATTATGGGGTCATTGTTTTCTTTATGAAGGACAAAAATATTATTCCGGATTAGGTTGGATGAATATGTTTCCAAGTTATTGTAAAATGGAAATAAATGAAGATAAAGCTATTCCTCGTCAAGTAGATCAATATCAAAGATCTGACTTAAAAAAATTATTTGATTAATAAAAATTTAAAAGATAATATATGGATGTTGCGAATTTTGATTTAGTACCTGGTATAATTATAGATGTAAATGATCCTATGAAATTGGGTAGAATAAAATGTTCTGCCCAAGGTCTTTTTGATCCTAATACAATGGATGAAGATGTTTTACCATGGATTATGCCTATTAAAATGAATAAATATCAAATGTTCTCTAAACAAGAAAAGAATAGAAAAGTTTGGATATTAAATAACAAGAATAACCCAAATGAATATTGGTATTTTACTCATTTTGAAATGATTAAGATTACAGACGATTTAGTTAAAGAAAAATATGATAATGATATTGAAGTTGTAGTATCAAGACCTACTGCTGCTTTATCGGCTCAATTTTCATATGATAATAAAGATGGTTTTATTATCCATTATGATGATTGGAAATGGAATATGACTCCTGATGGTAAAGTAACTTGTCATGGTGACCAAGGTGATATCGATATACGTGAACAACATGTATTTGCTGGAAGAAATTCGGAAGAGCCATTATATGAACCATCAACTTTATGTAATTCATTAAGAACTGTATTTCAACAATTACAATTTGATTTTGCAATGTTAAAAGCAGCAGCTAGTCAAGAAGATCCATTGTTAGTACCTGGTTTTACAAGTGCAGAAATGCATTGTATGAATGCAGCTAATGGTACTTCTCCTACTACTCCTAAATCTGTTGGTGAAGGAAATGCAGTTAATGCTCAAGGATTTTGTGCAAAAAATGTATCAATTAATTAAATTTAATCATGATGACAATTACAGTTAAAAAATTTGGTCCAGGTTGGACTGCTTATGGACCATCAGGCGATCAAATAGTACAAGGATTTGATAAATCTTATGTAGAAAGAACAATAAAGAATAAATACTTAATATATGAAGATGATGAGATAGGTTGGTGGGGATATGATGACCAAGGAAATCCTATTAAAGAAAGTGATTTGAATATTGTTTGGGAAGAAGAAACTCAACAAGAACAAGAACCAGAACAAGAAGAACCAAAAGAAGAGCAAGAAGAGGAATCAACAGAAGAATCAACAGAAGAAAAACCTCAAGAATCTACAGAAGAACAATCACAACCAGAAACTAAAAGTCAAGAGCAAAATAACCCATCATCTTCTGGAGGAGGATTTGGTAATAATAACGGTAAGGACCCATTAGGTAGATGGGAAGCAATGCCTGATCATCATGGTAAACAATTTATGGAAGGTAAACAAACTTCGGCAATTACACCTGAAGGATATCCTGATGATGAGACTGGTGGTTTTCCATTTATATTTAAAGTAACACATAAAGAAACTAATCATACAGAGCAATATCCTTGTATGGATGAAGCTGAAGCTAATCAAAAGAAATCTTTATTTGAACAAAGATTTAATGATCAAAAAGCTAAACGTTGGCCTAATGGAAAATCTTTAGAAGAAACTTATACATTAGAGATTATACAAAAATCACCTGTAGTAAATAATGATTATTCTGGAGGTGGTGAAAGTGGTGGATCTCAAGACACTTCACAAAGTAATCAAAATCAAAACCAAGAACAAAGTCCTGAAGAAAGATTAGCAGCTAAAGAAGCTGAAGTAGCTGCAAAAGTTGCTAAAGATAATACTAAAACATTAGGGGAATGTATTGCATCTAAAGAAGATATTAATATGGAAGATGCAGCTGCTGAATTAGCCAAAAAATCATCCGAAATGATGGCAAAAGGTTCTATGGCTGTTATATCTGCTATGAGTGGTGCCACTAGTAGTATTAGTGGCTATTCCAATCAACTTACACAACAAGGTACTGATCAAGTAAATAAAGTCGCAGCTGAAGGTTCTGATTATTGCAAAAAACAAAATGATGCAAATCAAGCTGCCGCAGCAGAAAGGGTTAGTGGAGCAACAGCTGCAGCTAATGCCCAAATGAATAATGCAATTGATAGTATGGCACAAGCATCTGGTGCCCAAAAAGGATTAGAGATGGCAAATAAAGTTAATCAAGCATTAGAAGAACAAGCTGCTAAATTAGTAAATGATAAGAAAAAAATGGAAGCAGCGGCAGCAACTAAAGCCGAAGCAGCATTAGCAGCAGCTAAATTAGCAATTATGGCAATGACTGGAATTTCCTTATAATATTATTTTTATATATAATAAAGAATTTAATAATATATGAAAAATCTATCAGAATATATATTTGAAAGTGTAAATAAAGTTTTATATGAGTTTATGGATAAACTCAAGAAAGATAAAGCAATATTTGCCACTGATCAAATCAAAGAAGAATATAATATCAAAGAATTGACTATTACTAAGACAATTCATAATAATGATTCTTATATTACTTTAAATAAAATCATTATGAATAGTAAAGGAAATGGTTTAGGTAGTAGATTTATGAGAGATTTATGTTCTTGGGCTGATGATCATGATATTATTATTTGTTTGACACCAAGTGATACTTTTGGTGCAACATCAATAAATAGATTAAAAAAATTTTATAAGAAGTTTGGATTCGTAGATAATAAAGGGGCAAAATCTGATTTTAACCATAGAGAATCTATGTATCGTAAACCTCATAGTTAATTATGGCTAGTTATAATGAACAGGAATATGATTATAATCCTATTAAAGAACAGATAAATGGGCATGAAGCTGAACGTATCGTTTGGTCAACTAATTCGATTTATAAAGCATTAGAAGGTATACAAAAAGGACAACCATTAAAAGCAACTCCATTTTTAAATAAAAACACTAAGCTTTTAAAACCAGAACTTGTATATAAAAGAACTAAAGATGAGATAGATGATTATATTAAATGTAAAATGGACCCAGTTTATTTTGCATCTAAATGTTACCTTATGACACCTGAAGGTTTGCAACCTTGTGTACTTCATGATTATCAAATCGAATATTTAAGACATTTACAAAAAAATAGATTTAGTATATTTTTAAGTTGTCGTCAATCAGGTAAATCAACAACAACCGCAATTTATTGTCTTTGGGTAATATTATTTAATACCGATAAGAATGGCCTTATTCTTTCTAAATCAGGTCCAGCTGGTGTTGATTTAGTCAAGAAGATTAAAGATATGTATATGTATCTTCCTTATCACTTGAAGATAGGTACATTAAAATGGAACCAATCAGAAATTTCATTCGATAATAACTCTTCTATTTCAACTGAAGCTTTCTCACCAACTGCTGGTCTTGGTAAAACAATTAACTTCCTTATTCTTGATGAGTTTGCTTGGTGCCCACCTAATGATGTAGAATTATTCTATAGTAACATTATACCTACTGTAACTACCATTTCTGATGCTAATGTATGTATAATGTCAACACAAAATGGATTCAATAAATTCTATGAACTTTGGAAAGGTTCAATAGAAGGTAGAAATATCTATGCACCATTTAAAGTTGACTGGCAACAAGTACCACAATATAATAAGAAAACTAAGAAATGGGAAAGACGTACTCAAGCATGGAAAGATGAAATGGTTGGAGTACTTGGTTCTGAAGAAGCTTTCCAATACCAATATGGTACAATGTTCTCCGCTTCTGATTATTGTTTAGTATCTCGTGAATGTTTATCTGAAATAAGAGATAAAGCTGTATTATGGGATAATAGAATTGAAGATTTACAAGAAGCAGGTTTTAATTTCTTTATTAATCATATACAAAACTTATTTTGGAGACCTGATTTTGACTTAAATGAATTAAGAACAGGTTATTTTGCAATATGTGATGATTTAGCTGAAGGTTCTGGTCAAGACTTTACACCATTTAATATATTTCAACTAATTGAAAAGGATAAATGGAAACATGTAGGTAGATGGTATGCTAATAATGTTGATTTAGAAAATTCGGCATTAGAGTTTTGGCTTTTGGCAGGACAATTATTTAATGATGAACGTTGTATTTGGTCAATTGAATGGAATACTTATGGAGCATTATTCTATAATATTTTAATGAACTTAAACGAACCAGATTATGATGAAAAATCTTCATATAGAAATAATATATGTCCTGATGGTATTGAATTAGGAAACTTTGTAATGTATGAAAAAACTTCAATAGAAGAGCAATTAGTTGGTAAACAAGGAAAACATAAACAAACAAAGAAATATATACCAGGAATTAAATTTACATCAGGTAATAAAGGAACATATTGTTCTTTATTGAAAATGAAATTTGAAAAAGGACAAATTGATACAACTGATTTAATAACTATTGGAGAATTAGAGAACTTTGAAGATAAAAATGGTAATGGTAGTTACAAAGCTTCATCTGGTCATGATGATTCAATAATGACATTTGTACAAATACCAGCTATAGAACAAACACCTAAATATAAAGAATGGGTTGAAGAATTCGAAGCAAGTAAGATAGAAAATAATATAAATAATAATTGGAATAATAACTATACAGGTTTGGATTCACTTCCAACTAATACTGACTTGAATAATATGTATGGTGCATTTATGGGCACAGGATTATATAATAATGATTCAGGTGGTGGCACATTTGATATATTTACAAATCCATATAGATAAAAAATAAAAGAAGGTAATTAACAAATTTATAAAAAGTTTTTTAATATGTTAATTACCTTCTTAATTTTTTCCATAATTAGTTGCTTTGTTGTTTTTATTAACTGTTGCAACTAATAAATATGAATCAGTTCCAATATTTTCGACATTGTTTGGTACTTGGATGTTTATTCTAACATCATCAGGTTCAATCAATTGATCTTCTAAATATTTCTGATCTAATAAATCAATATATAAGATTTTATTGTGTATTGTATATTTTATATTGTCATATAAATCTTTATCATAAGTACGAATATTCACATCTATACTATCACCAGGATATAATTTTACTGTTGATGGTACATTTACAACAATTCTTTCAATATTTGGTTTGTTTGAACTATCATCTATATATTGTGTAGCGTTTGCGTTAAAGCATACAAGTGAATATGCAAAAATAAGTGTTGCTAATAAAAATTTCTTCATAATTGTTTTATATTTTAATATATTTATAAATTTGTTAATTTATAAATTGTGTTAATTACCTTCATTTAATAGAGTTAGATTTTCTTTGATAGAAAATCATCTGTTTTTTTGGTCACATAAATAATTCCTAATAGAAAAATTCCTAATAAAATTGCTTTCATAATTATTTATAAAGATGACCATACATCATTTCAGCTGACTCTTTAAAACCATTTAAATAACCATTTACCACTGTCTTAAAAATTTTCTTTACTGTTTTCATCTTACATCTCATCTTTTTTTA